TAAAAAAACAGAATGGAAACCTTTAGGTGTATGGGGGAATTGCTAATGATTATTGTATCAGGTTGTAGAAGATCGGGCACATCATTAATGATGAGACTATTAGGTATGAATTTAGGCTTTGATAGGATTTATGGTGAAGCACACCCTATGGGAATAAGGAAGTCACCCTTTGATACACAGGGTATGTTTGAGCTACGGCGTGAAGCAATGCAGCCATCACCAGAGATACAAGAAAAAAGACAACAGTTACAAGGTGATGGTGTCTATGAGTGTGAATACACTATTAGTGGATTACGTTATGATTATTATACACCATTACCACCAAGGAACAGTATAATTAAGGTTGTAGCAGAGGGTCTTATTAATACGGACCCATCACTAATTGATGAAATAATCTTCATGGTTCGTGATCCATATAATATGCTATTGAGTCATAGTAAGATTATATATAAGACACCTATGTTTGATGATGCATCGCAGGTCTTCTTTGAACCATTGGATCCTCCTGGTGCTATTGATCAATTGTTACAAGCATCATTGTTTCTTAATAAATATAAAGGTAAATTGACTTTAGTGCAATATGAAACAATGTCAACAACCAAACTACCATATATAGAAGTAGGATATGGCACAATCAAACCAAAAGCACATGCTATCATAGGTAATTTAGATGATGGTATTTGGGCTGAATTATATAAGGTCTATGACCTATTCCAGAATCATAAATTTCAAGACATAATTAACACAATTATGAGACCTGATAGTTTTTATGCTTTCCATACACGACCTTGGTATTGTAACGGCAAGTTAGTAGATTTTATTGATTGTAACAACTGTGATGATTTAAATTGTACATATAAAATGGAGGTAGAAAAATGCAAACCGACACTATAAAAGAGACATTCCCACAATTAGGGCCACAATTAGGTCAACACGCTGGTAATAAAGGTGGTCCTCTAATGATTTATAAGGATATATTGTTACGTGTATATCCAGAACTTGAGCCATTATATAAGACCTTTGGTGAAAGAAAATGCAATTGTAACACTGGCCCAAATTATTTTGATATTTGGAAAACAATACATAGACTAAATAAAGATGGTCGTGATCTATCTCTACTCGCTGATTTACCTATTGACTTCAAACATCGAGTTGTACAGTCAAATATCAATGCAAAATATTGTGGGGATGAACGTATACCATGTAGGCAATGTTATATGAAACATTTGTCACAGGCTATCATATTGCTTGGTGAAGTATTACAAGGATATGATGGTGATGAGCACCTACATAAATGGTTAGCAATTGGTCATTTAGCTGAAGCTGGTGATGAAATAAGTGGTATTGATGTATTACGTGCAAATAATGTACGCTTGATACGTTTGGATATTATGGCCAGTATTGATAATAAAGAAATGATCCAACATAATTGTAATCAATTAAAGAAGATCATTCAGTTTGAAGAAAGTGATACTGTACCAGATATTTTAGAATAAAAAAAAGCACTACTAAATATAGTAGTGCTTTATATTATGCGCCAGTGGACTAAAGCACTGGCGCATTTTTTTTGCTAAGAGCTATGTTATAGTTCTTACGGTCTTTAAATTCTTCTCTTTTTCCTTTGTTCCAATATGCAACAGGCCTAAAGTAGCCACAGACACGGCTATATATCTCACATTTTAGACCACATTTTTGGCGTGTAGAACTCATGATTATTACAGATCCTTTCTATTATAGCTCGTTGTGTAAAAAATCTTTTATTATATTTCATATTATCGGGAAGATGTTGTAGTTGTTTTGGATAACCCCATTCACCAATTGCACTTGCATCACAACTCACAAAAATCTGTTTGCTACACCCCCAAAATTGACTTATTTTTGCAGCAAAACCAACAGTGAAATCAACCCTTGTTTCATGATTAATCAAATCAGGTGTTATTATATACTTTTTAGGATGACTATTATATAAGCGACCACTATAGATACCTAATAACATTGACCCCTTTGTTGACCAACATGATTCATTAATCTTGAGTACATCAAGCTGTGCAGCATAGATATGGTCATCATAATAATCCTCAACATAATGAATAGCTTGATTAATACAAATTTTAGGGTAACTGGGGTCCAAGTCATATTCGGTTAAATAATCAAGACTAGGTCCTTTACCAATTATGTAACATGGTAGCCCTAAGTATTGGTTCTTTGTCTCCTTAAATGGATTATTAGGATCAAGCAATCTCCATCGATAACCTATATTGTCTAATAAGTAACAATACTTAATTAATGGTGCTAATACGTTAGGGTTTCGAGTATGTGCAATGAAGTTACCATTATAGTCCCTAATATAACCTCTTAGTTCACAGGGTATGTCCATCTTTGGTTTTCCTTTACACCTAATAATAATTCCCGTTTGTTATTGTATTTGTTATCCTGGTCCACTGGCTCCTGGTCCACTGGCTCCTGGTCCACTGGCTCCTGGTCCAGGTCCACTGGCTCCTGGTCCACTGGCTCTAAGACCCGATTTGTACATTGAACGCAATTTACCTTTTTGATTGGTTCATCGCCACAGTAGTAAGACTCAACGAGCGTCTTACAGCAAGCTGACTTAACCATTACTTTCCTCAATTTCAGACAAGCAATGTCAACGGATTTGAATCTACTTTTCCCAACTTTAATAAAGCCCTCTATTTCTCTGGGTACATCCTTTGTCATAAAAAAAATAACATCACCGTTATTATTCATAAGATATTTGCGATTATCAATTTGTTGTAATTTCATGTTATGTTCCTAAATCTTTATTATTTTTAATTATCTTGTTCATTAAAAATGATTTAAGACCCTTTCTTTTTAAAATTAAATAATAAATCTGCTTCCTCCTTCCATTTTAACGCCTCTTTTAATGTTTCAAAATATTGTGGTATTGTATATTCGACATCATGTATATCTGAACAGGGTGTTATGTCAAGTAACCATATGGTATTGGGTGTTATTTTATAGATTAAATAATCTAAGTATGTTTCACCTTTTGAACCAACACCATTACAGTAACTATCCCACACATCACGATGTTGTGCGTAGAGTGTACGTGCAACTTCTGACATTTGTAGTCCATTATAACGCATTAGGACTCCGGCTCGGATTCACAATCAGTTGCTGTATGCCATGTGACCCAGGACACTTCATCATCAACACGGACGACCTTAATATTACGTCTAAGCATTTGTAAATCTTTCCCATTTAATCTTATATCAGTAACAACACTTATATCTGTTGGTGCTTGCCATCCTTTGAAACCATCAGTACGTACACCATAAAAATCGGAAAGTCCAGGTTGATATTGATCATTATCTAACCGTAGTCCACCACAAGGACCCACTGTAATACTACACTCATAACGTGTGACAAAATATAACGTGCCACAATCATCATAGATCCGGAGCGGATTATCAGGAAATTGGATATGATGTGTTGACAATGATTTTATTTCATTGGGTCCTTGAAATAGCTCATATTCACGTTTTCCAATATTTACTAAATTGGGTATTGAACGTAGTATGATTGTCCCATCTGATTGTAAATATATCACCATACTGTCATCATTACAAGATAATGAACGGAATGCTAATTTCTTAGAGTCATCATCCCACATATGGAAAACACCCACACCTATACCCACATTCATACACTGTGGCCTTGCACTAAGATCAATCTCTGTAGGATCAATAGATGGCTCTGGATCTTCACCATTAGTTCTATAAGAAAAGAAAACTGTATTATCCTCTGACGTAAGTGAGCGTATGTTATGTCTTTCTGCATCTTTATCATAATTATAGAGATAGAAGCCATTTCCTACATTTTGAATGGCTAATTCTTTTAATTGTGTGACTGTGATATTACCACGTTGATGCTGATTCACAACCCAATAGTATACGTTTGGACGTACAGTGACTTTGTATAATTCACAAATTAAAAAATTAAAACAATATTGGACTTCACCATTTGATGTAGGCGACCAATCCTCTTTCATTGGTTTGATTACTGTATCATGTCTTAAAAATATTTCTAATGGCTCCCATGCCCCAGTATCCATAACTTTTATGATTATTGAAATATAAAGATAATTATGCCCTTCTGATGAATTTATACTAACTGGACTATCAGGCCAGTGCTTTGGTTGTATTCCCTCAGCGGGAAAAAATAATGTACCCTTTTTGATCAATAGTTCATTGCCATCCATAAAGGGCATATAAGGTGTTACAGCAAATGGGCCACTATAACTATCTGGCTTTATAAGAATTTCACCATATTGCATCTGTTCTACTGTAGAAACATAGGTACCATCCTCTTCCTCAATAACAATACGTGCAAGCGGGAAGCTGTGTGCTATAGTAGGAGCATATGTGGGATAATTTAATATACCAGACTCAAAATTTTCCTCCGTCACATGACCAAAACAATAATCTAATCCACCATCTGAAAGCCAAACACTAAGGATAAGATACCCAGTACCTGCACCTTGGTGTATTGTGCATGGACCACCTTCACCTATTTCTAAAAGCAAACGATCATAGATAACGATATTATTATTATCTTTAACTATAAAATCTAATGAATTATCATCACTTTTAATAACCTTAAATGGTCCATCATACTCTGATCTACCACCTAACATTGTCCACATTACTTTATCCATTTAAGCCTCACTCTGTATGATATGTTTGGCACCATAAATTGCTGCTATACTTGTACCTGGCAATAAGTCAAGATCTACAGGTATTTTTACCTTTATATTACTACCATCTGCCAATACAACATTATCCATTGATGATGAACTAATCTCTGGGTCAATTGTAGCATCATTACCCATAGATGGTACATGGCAATGGGCTATACCTAATTTCTTGTCAACAGTATCTACAATCATACGTTTGACCATAGAACTTGCTACATCATCATATGCCTTATCACCTTGATTCTCACTAAGCGTGCCCTTTGTTTTAAGGCTACGGCCCTTCTTTTTTATTGCCTTTGGTACATATGGCATGGGTGTACTAATCTGTATGTCTGTGTAATCTTCAAATGCATCACCTGCAATTGGTGCCACTTCATCAGTAAATATGTCACTCGGGAAAGCACTACCACCACTACCTGAAATCGGGGTCCAGAGCTTCAACGTGCAAGATTCAGTGTCGTTATTCAAATTATATTCAATTACTTGCCCTTTAACAGCTGTTGTGAATGGTAAGCTAACCGTCACAATATCATAGACATCTAAGACAATGCCTTTCAGGAATGTTGTGAACTGTATAATTTGCCATGTGTTAGCATAACGCTCAAGCCAAAACTCCATACTTCGTGCAACACACAGCCTTACATTATAGATTAAATAATCATGATCTAAATTTAAGCGTTCAAAGGCTTCAATATTTTTAGATTTGACAATTTTACGTTCATAGTCAGTAGGGAAATAGCTCTCGTGCCATTTAGCATCAATACGTGTGTACATGTCAGTTATATCTGATAGTGAAAGCCTAAAGGTATCTCTCTCAACTATATCCATGTCTAATGTTAATCCTGATACTGGTACCTTATCTTCTGTTAAGTCTTTAAGATAGGCTATACCATTACGGATTACGAGCCCTAAATGTGCTTCCCAGCATATTTGTTCCAAGAGTGTTGATGCATTGATACTTGACTGTAGGGCAAAACCCACAGGATAATTCTTAACACTGTTACGATTTTTTACAGCTGTAAATGTTGAACTATCAACTGTACATGGCATACGGTCTTGTCTCTCTGTATAATTAGTAACAATATGTTGTATTACATCAACAACATTGGGCCCTATAGTTGATTCCACAACAGCATATACATCATCACTTGCCCAGCCTTGTGATAATGAACTAAGTCGCTTGTTAAGTGTAACAGAGGTAACTGCCTGATCAGGGTATGCTGTTGTATCATTGAGATTAGTTGTATAGAATGATGATGGTATAGTATATAGACCACCATCCTTTATGCCAAATAATCCAAAAACAGAGCCACTGGGTACTGCATTTATGCATAGGTATTGATTAATATATACCCAATCATCACCTGTTTTTTTAGCATATAGATAGACTGGAGTACCAGGAGGTATAGACCAAGCAGAAGGATAGCTATATTGTAATTTACCAGGCCAACTTAAATTATATTGACCACAAATCTCAACAACATGTTCACTACTCACACGTGATGAACCACCTTGACCAAGTAGCACTGGTCGACCAAAAGGGTCCATAACTTGGTTCTCTAGGACACATTTATTCTTGTCTTGTTGTGAGACACGATTATGTGAAAAATATTGACCAGCGACAGATTTAGCACCACTAACACCAGCGTCAACTTCTTCTTCTTCTGACTCATCTGTATACATATTACTTATATTATATCTTATACGGACATAGCGACCCGCTAACTGGGTACCAGTATAGTCACTACACCAGAAAACACTTGGGTTACCATAGTCTGGATCATTAACACGACTACCCCGGGGATTAATAGCCACTGAACCATAGGTCTTATTAAATTCATTATGTATGAATGTACCATCAACAATATCACCAGCCATTAAGACACCAGCAACTTGAACTATTATGCTTTCTGTTGGGAATTGTTCTGGATTAGTTAATCTAAAGTCACCTTTATTAACAATAACATGAGCACCAGCATTAGAAGCTTTACCAGTGCTGGTACTCTTAATAGTATCTAATGTGATTGACTCCGGTATACATGTAATATTTACACCTTTGACACCGAGAACAGTACCAAAACACATGGGCGGGTACTGACGTTCACATTCTTCATCCTCGGGTAATATTGTTACATCTTCTGATCGTAATCTATCTACTACTGTGAATTCAACAGTTCGGTTATTTTCAAACCAAGTTATGGGTGATGTTATGGCACCATCAATCATAACAATACTGCCAGCCACATCATTGAATGCTTTCTCAATTGTACATCTTTTATACATTAATGGGTCTGTGTCCATCAATGTTTTAAATGTACCACTACTATCGTTAATTAAAACTGTAACATCGGATATAGAGCCAATTTGATTACTTGACCCCTGTTGATTTATCTGTGATACATTAATCACGTCATATGCAACACCATCTATTTTGACAATGATTGTTGGCTCTGAACTATATTGCCTGTCAAGTTGTGTTTGTATTGCACCTGTAACTGTTTTCATGTTATGCTCCCGTATCCAATGTTATCGAAAAATCACAATACTCTTCTGTTTTAGTTTCATCATGTCTATGACCACCCGTCTTAGTTATGACAAGACTCTCATTTACATAATATAATGTATGATCTACCTCATGCATGTCAGTATATATGATAGGACGACCACCCACAGTACGAAAGAAAGCACAGACTTCATAATACTTATACATAGGGACCAATGTGAATGATAACGTATAGACCATATTCATAGGTCCACGCCTAATTGTATGTAATCTATTATTATAATCACGACGTACAATGATATTATTAGTAGGTACTATTGTATCACCACGTTGTGGATTAGGTAATGTTATTGTTACCTCTTCATGGCTAATAGTTATCATACTCTATGACCCTCAAATGTGAAAGTGAAACTTGTCTTACAGTTCTTTGTATCTGGTCGTGTATCAAATTGTGCTATCTCTGAATTATCTACAATAACACCCTCCCAAACAACACTCCAGAAATCAGTAAGTTGTATCTGATTACCATAGTAATTAGATAAAAATGATAGTATAGCCACATAGTCACGTAATAGTACTATTTTATATTTAAGTTGTTCATCAGCAACTGTAGTACTGCGGCGAAAATATTTATTCACACCATTATATAATACATTCATATTACCACGTGGATCAATGGTATGTGTATCACCAAGTATAGGGCTACGTAATATTATTTCAGCATCAGAAACAATATCTTTTAGTTTTATAGTTTTACTACGTACATATTTAGGTTCACTCATGCTAATGCTCCACTATAATTGCTACCACCATCACGTTTTAATGGGTCAACACGCCAAGTACGTATATATTGACTAAGCACTAATTGACCTTCACATGTTTTTTTCACAACCACCAATGTTGCAATGATTTGTGATAAGCCAGTTTTATTAATGACCAATTTACTCATCACATATTCAACGATTTGCTCAAATGAAATAATAAAATTGATACCAAAGGTATCACGTAGAAAGGTAACAAGGTCTTGTAGATTAAAGACTTGAGTGTTATCTTTCCTATAAGTACGCAACACACTGATTAATTGATCAAAGGCCATCTGATCAATAGATTGATTAACTAAATGAGCTATACTCTGTACACCAATTCCAGTAGTTACTGAACGACTCAATACCATATTTATATTATTACTATGACTAAGGGTCATGGCATCTTGTACCTGTAAGACCAGATGTAGTAAATCACTCATGGACAATGAATCTTGTGACTGCTTAACTAAGGATAGTAGGTCACTTATAGATAGTTCATTACTACCTATGGTTAGATATGCCATTAGTTTTGTGATTGTTTGTTCTAATGACAATGAATCTTGTGACTGCTTAACTAAGGATAGTAGGTCACTTATAGATAGTTCATCCTGTGTTTGTAGGACCAAATTAATATGTTCTAGTATCTTGATTAAGTTATCAAGATCTTTAACTTTGTCCTCTGTGGTATTGAAACCCATTGAAGATGTACAACTATGATTATATTCTGCCATAATTTATCCAACTAAGGGCCATAGTGGTAGCTGTTATGGGTGGGAGAGCAGCACCCCTACCACTATGGCATGTCATTATTTATGCATTCGCGGCTTCAACAGTATATGTGACCTTAATCTCGTCACCGTCAACAACGCCCTGTGATGCAGTGAAAGCGGCAGTAGACCATAACGTACCAGAACTACCTGTTGCGGCAGAGCAAACAAATATACCCTTGACATCACCTGTAGCATTCATTGCAAATGTTACAACTGTTGTATTAGTGATCGCTTGACTGGATGCTGCATCCTCAGTCCATTCTTGACGATTACCAGTATAATCAGTATATTCTGTCCAACCAGAATGTACAGCCAGTGTATCAGCTGCTGCAAATGCAGTCCAACCGCTATCATCAACAAGGCCGATGTACCAAGTACCTATGGGTGATGTATCATGGAACATGACATTGAGTATCTTATCCAACCCCTCATTGACAATTGCATTATTTCCTTCTTCAACATGCAGCACTTTACCGTTGCGTACATGTTCCACTTTAAATTTCCCTTTGAGATCTAACATTGTTTGATCCTTGTTTTATTTAGTTTTTTATTATACCTTGCTTAGTGCCACGGGCTGTAGCACCAAGTACTGTCCGTCCTAACTCTTTGCCATCGACAGCAATAGTGACTACTTTACCTGTTTCAAGTTCACGGTATCGTTCTCTTGAAACCGTCTTACTATCAACCTCTCTTGATATCCGTTCAAATGCACCCTTCTCCCTTGTAAATTTTTCATCAAATTGACCTATTTCAGCACGCATAGTACGACCAGTGTCTTCAGGATCATTTAATCCAAGCTCGTTCCCTGCTCTATTATAACGTTGTATGCTACTACGTTGTTTTACTTGTTCCTTTTTAATTCGTATATATTCTTCCTCTGTAACATAGGCTGTAGGGCCAGTACCAGCAACCAAATTAGCTTGGCTTTTTAAGAAACGTGGACTTATGATGCTGTCATCACTCCATGACCCACGTGCACTGCTCCGTTGAGCTGTAATCTTATTGATACTTTTTATAAGATTACCCATTGCGGTCTTTTGAAATTTCTCCAGTGCTGTTAATGTTGGTGCTATAATACTGGCTACTTGTCTTTGCTCTACTTGATTCTGTACGTTACGTGAGCCAATAAAACTAAATCTTGCACCAGGCCCTGGTGATTTATTAAGCGTTGAATTAAGTGACTCAACCACCGCTGGTCTATTAAGACTATGTTTTTCACGTTCTAATTCAATGTTTGTTGCTCTTAATCTCTCTTTTTCTTGCTGTGAGGGCTTATCAAGATCAAGGTCCAAATCACTTCTATCCTTGGGCAACCTATTTACCAGCTCATTAAGTATCTCATGCATCCGTGCATCAGCAACATGGATACTATATTTCTTTGTGCCAGCATCTGCCAAATCACCCAAATCATTTGCTGTCTTTTGTTCTAATTCTAATTGAGTCTTTAGACCAGTATTACCTTTGATTAATGTATCATACATCTTAGTAAAAATGGAGAATTGCTGATCTTCGGGTGCTTCACGTCTTTCAAGCTCTAATTTAAATATCTCTTCTTCAAGTGGTGATCTTGCTTTAGTTTGTAAATCACCCTCTGAAACACGTTGTAGTTGTGCTAAGTCTTTAGGTGTTCTAAGTGCTACACCCTCTATACGTAGCCGTTGTTGCATTTCATATTTATTAATAACGTCGGCTATACCATCTGCTGCTTTATTAAGATTGATGAGGGTATCATCATCATAACGCTTATTTCCATTATTAATAAGGTCTTGAGTTGTACTAAGTAATAGTGTACGGTTCTCTTTAATCTCTGCATCTGAAACTGATATACCACGTGTTAATTTCTCAGCAAACTCTGATAACTTAACAATATTGGCTTCAATACTTGCATTGTAACCAAGTAAAAGAGGATCAGATTGAGGTATTTGAGTAGGTGTAGATGGTGTCAACTGATTGCTTTCTGCTCTACGCCGGAGCTTCTCTTCATCCTGACGTATCTTTTCCCATGGACCAAGTAACTCTGTTATACTTGTACCTGCAGCTTGTTTCTCTGTAACATCTTTTGTTTTAATATCTGTTGCTTGTGTCACATAAGCATCAAATTGCTGTTTCTTAAGTATGTTATCATTAAGTATTGCTTGCTTCGCTACAATTTCAGCTAACTTTGTAATATGCAGCTGTAATGCGTCCACTTCAAGTGTACGTGCACCAAGGACTTTTTCCAATTGGTCTATTGCATTAATAACCCCTCCACCAGCTGCTGTTACTCTACGACCAAGTATATCAGTTTGGTTCTGTATATCACTCCCAAACTGTATAGCTACTTGTTGATCATCTATTGATAAGGGCTTAACATTACGTAAAGTGTCAAGCATCTGGTTTTGAATTTTTTCTATTTCTGTCTGAAGTTTGAGCTGTTCTTCAGGGTCTTTAGATTCAGTGTACTTTTGATGTAGTGCCGTGATTTTTTCTTGGTCTTGAGCTATGTCTTTTTGTACAGATTTTATGTGTGCTTGCTCATTACGCAGGATATAGAGACGCTCTTTTTCCTTCTCCATGATACGTGTTTCAAGACGTGATTGTGATTCAATAATACGGGCACGTTGTTGTAAGACCTCATTATAAGTTAAGCCATATTCTTGTAACTTTTCTGTCATACCAATTGTCTGCTCAATAAGCTTACGGCCTGTATCCATATCACCACGACCATATGCTTCTCTTGCAACATCCATTGTCTGGCGTCTAAGTGCTAAGAGACCACGTAGTCTTGTAGCATAATTCATATCATCAGTAGTTAAGGCTGTCTTACTTTGAATATAATCAATCATGCGTGTACGTGCTTTACGCCATTCATCACTGACTTCTTTAATATTATCAATCTCAGATAATCTTTGGTCTATAGCTCTCTCTGGACCAGTGTTACTTCTTACTATACCTCTTGATGATTTAATCAAGCTCATAGATTTACTTGATGCCGCTTCTAAAGCTGAAACATAACGACTTAAGGATGTAGTTACAGCATTATATTGTGTAGATGATAATTTCTTAAGTCTATTGACAATATTTGCATTTTTATCAAGTTCTTTATTTAATTCAGCTATCTCACTTGCTAATTTTGTTGTCTCTTTACGTGTTACTTCAGACGCAAATTCCTTTTGGCTTTTCCCCGCTTTATTATATAACTCAATTTGTCTTGAGATCAAACGATCAACCATTGTTGTTGATGATGCTACACCACTAAGTAACTGATTATATGCACGATTAACATTGGTTACTATTTCAATGCCTCTATACAGTGTCTTAATTGCATATGAGACACCTATTAACAAGGCTGCACCTTTAAGTGCTGTACTCAAGAATGTCATAGCCTTACCAGTACGATAAAGCATTATTTCCTGTTTCATTAATGCAGCAGTCTGTGCCTCTGTACCAGCAGTCATCGTCTTCTGTAGTACCTGATATCTTATGACCTCCATTGCTGCATCCGACAATGGCCGTGTAAGATATTTTGCAATTTGGATTGTTTTCCAGCTTGCAAAGGCTAAGGCAGTTGTCTTAACACTAAGCGTTAAGCCCTTAATAACATTATCAGTACCACCGACGAAGCCAATAAAGGAAACTATTGTATCAATTGCACCACGACCAAAGGTCACTTGTAAATAGTTACGCATCTGCTGAATATAGATCTCTAATCTCTTAGCATTTGAGTCCATACCAATATCAACAGCATTTAAGTAAGAAGCGACCTTATCCTCATATTTAGCGAGCGCATTAGTATAGTCATCAAGATTATTACGCGTTAATGCTACAATACCCGCAATGGCTTGTATACGACTAAAAAGACGGCCTGCTTCAGCTGTGCCACCCTCACTAATCAATTTAGTTATCCGGCGTAACACTTCTTCAAAACCAAATATCTGTATTGCTGCTTCACCAGATTCAACACCCCAGGATTGGAATAATTCTTTAAGTCCTTTAGTTGGTACAATCATCTTTAGAAGAATATTACGCATCTGTGTGCTTGCAGTGGTGAACTTGATACCTTGGATCGTCATCGCAGCAATACCAGCATTGATTTGATCAAGTGGTATACCTAATTGATTAGCAATAGGTAAAATACGACCCATTGCATCAGCCATTTCATCAGCACGGACACGACCAAGTTCAATTGTCTTGAAAAATGATGCACTAATTTCTTGTACAGATGCAGCACTTAGACCATAAGAATTAAGACCACCAGTTAAAAGAGCAACTGCATCACGTGCCGAACTAACGGAAGCAATCGAGAATTGCAATGCTTGATTCATGAATTGTGTTGCTTCAATACCTTTGGCCATTTGGTTTGTTACAACTTGATATACACCCTCTGACACATCATTGGCCATATTACCATATGTATTTGAAAGCTTGATTACTTCATCAGTCCATTTGGATATAGACAGTTGTGCATCTTGACTGATGGTCCGTATACGTGCAATACTTATCTCAAGTTCTTGCATTTTAGCTATAACAGTCTGCACACTAAAGACAGCCCTATAGACAAAGTATACTGCAACCAATCGTGATATTCTCTTGATAGAGTTCTCCCACTGTTGTGCAAATTCATGTGCAGCTGTTTTAGTACTATGTATTAATTGGTCATTTAACCGCTGTGCATGTATGGCCTTTTTACTTTGTGCAGTATTATAAGACTTCTCCATACGGGCATATTGCCCTTCTAATGTCTTAAGTGCCCTTGTCTCATGTGCAATGGCTTTATCAATTTCAGCAATACTATGGGTTACACCTTGTACTTTACGTGCCTCATTTGCCTTAAGGCGTTGTATATAAGTATTGACACTACCAATATCACCAGGTATTTGACCAGTTTTGTGTAGTTTTATAAAATTAGCATTCTGACGTAGTACGTCTTGTTCAATTTTAATTTGCTGTAGGCGCTTAGTATGTGTATCTTGCTGTGCACCCTGTTCTTGACGGTAGCGTTGCATTGTGGCAGCATGCTGTTTTTTATATTCTGCATCAATACGTGCTATCATTGACTGCTTATGGTTATGTACCCTTTTCAGCTCATGTATTTCTAATTGTGCAGTCCGTTCAATAACTTCCTTGTTTGCTTGTGCTTGTTTGACTGCTGAAATATGTTGTTGTAATTTATCTGATCTATCTGAACCCAATAAGCGACGTAGATTATCTAATCTATCGTCGCTACTTACAGTTTCAGTACTTATAGGTATAGTTGTATTAAGCTTAGAGCGAATTTTACCTTGGATCATAGCTGCATCATCAGTAATACGTACATTGACACCAACGTTAAGTTTGCTTAGTTTGTTGAGTTGTCGCTGTAATTGTGTTGATGCTGTATCTTTTATTAAGGGTGTAATTGCTACAACCGGTTTCAGATTACTTAATCCAGTGAGATCATCCTTAATCTTTTTAATTGATGCATTAACAAGACCCACTTGCGTGTTGAATGTTTTCAGATCAAGCTTAAGTGGTGTACCAACTTTCAAACTATTAAGGGTCTTTATACTCTGAATAAGTCTTTCAGCCGCAGCAGCTTGCGCATTGATAACAGTATTTAGTTTTTCAATGTTCTCAAGACCATTAGTTTTTAACCCAAAATTGTATTCTGACATTATCTTATCCTTAGAAAGGTGTTGCGCCCTTTGGGACGATATATTTCTCTAACTGCGGTATTACTCCAAGTAGTTCAGTATCTATAACATTCATAAAAGCACGACCACCATCACGAAACAAATGCCATGGTGTTGTTTTTTGTGGCTGTTTGAATGCCATATCTGTTGTATCATTCTCAAGATAATATGGTACTTCTGTCTTAAAATTAAATGTGAAACTGGTTAATTCCTTTGTCACTGCAAATGTATAGCTAGAATATGTCCCAGGTGGCTGTCTCTTACCATCAGGGTCTTGACCATATATAGGTATGGGTACTGGTAAATAATATTCTGATGAAACAATGCTACCTTCAAATGTACGAACATTTGTAATAAAGCTACCTTTTGCGAAACCACTAACCACAGGTGTCCCTTCAACCCCACTATTACCCCCTCGATTAGCTGCTGTATCAACAAAAGCTGTTGCTGCTCGCTTTAATAATTCTTGTACATTATACTTAAAATCAATAAGCCAATTATCCTTATTGAATTGCAATGGCTCATAATTGGTTATAATTTTAAGCATGATTAATTAATCCTAAGATTATGGCTACCAATGATGGTAGCCACATATCTTAAAGCTTTGATCCTATTTGTATTTTTAATGTTTCCATTTCTTCATATTCACGTATCTGATCATAAGCTAATAATAAGGCTTGATGCCATACATCATTCTTTTCCCATGATTTCTTTATGCCAGGTGGTAGTAGTCCCAGTCTCTCACAAGCTGTCCACTTTGTATAGAGACCAGTTCTACCAGACGGTACAACTATGTCGTCTGTACCACCACCTGCTCCGAAGCTAAAAAACGGTCACGGGCCTCACGTATTTTGTTATCATCAAGTGCATTTGCTTCCCACACGGCCTCTAAGATTGAAGTAATCTCTACTTCAGAGAAAAAGGCTGCCTTCAATTCCTTATCATAGTTGGACCATGTATCTGGATCAGCTAAAGACACAGTGTCCCATTTTAATCCAGGAGTAGCACTCAATGACTTAATGACAATGTAACTTGTCTTTTTCTCAGCATACTCATGTACAGCTTTCTTATAATCAGGACTCTCAAAGTTGGGTGTTTGTTCTTCTGTACCAGGCTTAGTGCGCATAGGTGGTACGGGTGGCTTGATCATTCCATCAAACTCTTTAAAGTCAAGTATAGCTTGGGCCTTGAATATGATGTTTTTATCATTACGTGGTATGACAACCACAGTGACATTGGGGCCATTAAAATTGTAACCTTCGATTTGCATAATAAATTGCTCTCCTATTTATTTAATTTACGACCGGGCAGTGACAACTGCTTTTGTTGCATTACATTTACCAGTCGCACTTATTGTACCAGCCTTTGAATCATAGGCTAATTGCTCATTGCGGTAGTAAGGTAATGTTATTTTCTCTGTTGTGGTACTTGAACCACAGAGGACAGCATTACTGATGACAATACTGATACTTGGTTCACGACAATCATCAGTATCTGTACTGGTCCAGCCAGCCTCACCATTAAGAACCTCACGTGGTGTGACATCCTCTGTTCCAATGGACTCAAACCATTCCCAGTTAAATGCAAAACTTGCATCCATGGGTTGCTCATCACCAGGCCGCACTTCATCAAGAAGGCCACGGTCAAGTGTGTATTCACGGTTTTGGTACTCTGTGAAAGTAAGATTACCATCACCAATTTTGATGGTTATCTTTTCAGTGGATATGTTACCACCGATCAATTCAATTGTAGCATTTCTCAAACTAAATTTCATTTTAGTTACCTCTTTTAATTAATGACCAGCAAAGTCATCGTTGTAATATAGCCCTTCAACCTTTGATTGGAATACATCCAAATCGGGGGCTACCCTACCGATTGGATAAATAATAATATCTGACTTAGTGTTAGGTTTCAAATACAAGCAGTCAACAAAGGTACCAGTGTCCACAGTCTCATCACCATAGCGGTATATTGATATGCTACTCGTAAATGCATTAGCAATATCACCACTTAATGTTTCTAACGTGTAGAGTTTGGTTCCACCATGTGTGTACTGTATCAGTATACTAACAAACAAATCAACACGTAACATGCCACTGCGTTCGGTATAGTGTGGTCCTTCGAGTCTAAGCTCACACCATGTATCTGCTTTAGTGGTCTTATCACCATCTATAACAATAGTCGGTGTTATACGTGTTGCAAAATGTTGAGCTACTGATGCTTTGACCCAACGTGGTAGATGCTTTTTCATGCTTTTAACCTTATTGACACAGCAAGACCATGTTCAAAGAACTCAGGCTTACTGGGCTTGTATTTGATACCATTAATGATTATATAATCACGAAGATCAGGCTCACGATTAGCATATATACTTGTAAGATCCTTAGTATCAACAATAACATACTTAGTATCAATCTCTAAGTTTGTTTTGAAGCCTAAAGCATTATAAGTAATTGCTTGAAGCGTAACAGGCAATAATATTGCACGAGACACGGTTATTTGTGTATAACTACTGGTAATTGTACCAGTAGTTAAGTTACGTGCTGAAGCAATAAAAATGTGCCATGTTAGTGATGCACCCCATTTCTTTTTCAAGTCATAGAGTACACCACGGATCATCTTCTTATTGTAAGCCTGTATCATGATTAATTAACCCAGCATTACGTAGCCTTGATTGGTGTCAAAAATGGCAATACCACAAAGCAAATCAGCTGTAACAAGCAAGCCTTGTTTGTACTGGTCATAACCCATTGTGAGACGGATTGCCAAGTCATTAAAGCTTACAACAGCTGACTGTACACCAGTGTTACTCGGTGGAATGGCCATGGGACGTACAACTAAGCCCAAGGCATCCTTGGAGAAAGCGAAGTTATATGAACCACCAGGACCAAAGGCAACTATATCACCATCATCAACAGCTGTAGTCAATGGGCGGTTAAGCAGAAAGTCTGCTTCAGTACCCACATTATTTTCGATTGAGATGATCGTATATACGTCATCATCAATACGAACAATCTGACCAACTTGTGGTGGAAATGTATCACTGATACCATCAATATGGATGGGCAATGTATAACCCGCAGCATACGATGATCCTGAGAGGTCAATAGCACCTGCTACATATGATGTGACAACTGCATCATCAGTAACATCATTACGCAATGCGGGTGATATATTGATTTGTGTCGGTGTTGAACCACCCACTGTCCCAGTGACACGATATGGGTACATGGAACCAGCAATAGTGACATAACTACCAGTTGTAATAGCTGCAGAGAAGTCATCAACAGTAAGATCAGTATCACCAATAGCATAGCCACCAACGTTGTCAATTGTACCAACAGCCTTATAGGCTGTGTCACGATTAACATACGGTGTATTTTGACCCATGAACCAGTCGATACCATACTTACGACCCAAACTTGCTTCACGCAGGGCTGTACCATCATCACCAACCTTATTTGCATCAGTGAATTCGGAAAGCTCTAACAAGTTTGCCTCTGAATCAGGAGTGATTACTGCATTCTTTGCAGCGGGGAGGAGGCCACTGACCATCATTTGACGGGTACCAAGAATATAATTCTTAGCAGTGGACACACTCAAACCACCCAACTGGCCATAAGCATTATCAAGGAAACGTGGAACATAACCCAAAACTGCACGGTCAACAGATGTGGCAATATTGAGAATCGCTGGTTGCAAATACATTTGTACCAAGTATGAACGTCGTGTAGAAATGTTGGTCCAACGTAACTGGGAGTTTGTTGGAAACGGCATCCTGTGCAGACACATCATCATTAGGACCTTTACGCTTGGGGACAAACTTGGCAGGTCTGTTTGCATTGACAGTTTCGCCATAATTAGCAATTCTGTCTTCATAGTCACGGTTAATGAGATTAGCAATGACCATATTTTCTTCGAGAATAGCCAATGATTCCTGGGCCCAGAGTGTTGGATTCAGATTGTCGAGATCATTGGCGTAACGAGGTTTGAAGTACTTCTTTTTCATTTAATTACCTTTGTTGTTTGGATTAATTACCCTTTGCTTGCGATTTAATAACTTGCCGGTATTTACGGTATTCTTCTGGATCCTTAATATTGTAGCCTTTTTCAGTGCCACTATAGTTCATACTACCTAAGCCCCCGATAATATTACTTTTGAAAAGATTACCATAACGATCAGGCAAGTCCTTCATACGTTTTACTGCCTCTGTGGTACTTAACTCAAGTGTCACAGGCTTACCTTCTTTGTCCACATCATTGAATCGAACTTTAGGTACCAAAGTACCAGTTTCCTTGTCTTCAATGAGCCTTGTATTATTGCTTAAAATCTGCACAATTTGAACAGGGCTGAAGGCCTCATTTTCAACGGATGCATCCATAAGACTGCGTGTGATTTTCTCCTCTGTGTATAACGTTTCCCATTTTTTGGCACGAGATTCAAGCTCGGTGACTTGTGTCTTCATTGTAGTCTCTAATTTTTCTTTTTCCCTTTGAGACCGTTCCTTTTCAGTCATTGACTGTGTCCGGAGTTCTTCAATTTGACTTTCAAGCTTTTCTTTCTCTTTTTCAGTCATACCAGCAGAACTTTTAATTGTCTCAAGTTCCTTGATTAATCTATCATTCTGCTCACGGAGTTTTTTCTTGTCTTCGGCAATGAAGCGATTCACATCATCTTGTGTGAATGTTTTTGGATTCTCGGTATTTTTTTCATCAGTACCTTTGTCATCAGTACCTTTGTCATCAGTCTCAACTGTTACATCTTCATCACCGTGTCTGGGGTTAAATAGCACATGACCTGTGGCCATATGACAACGTTGATACCACCAGCGACGACTCACTTCTTGCTTTCTCATTTCTGCTCCTTAGGTTGCCCTATTAACCGCTATACTACTGACATCGCGTAGATAAGGTGTCATTAATTTCCAAGCTGTTGCACTTGGTACACCTACTACTAAATGTTCAGGGACAAAACTACGGTCATAGGTTGTTTTTATTGTAGCAAATGCACTACTTTGTACATTGCTTGCCTCTATTTCCACATCAGGATCAACATCATCAAGCAACCTTAATGCTATTTCAACACAAGCTGACTTAATGTCTGTTGGTACTGTATCACTATCACCACGTGGGAATTCATTCTCTTGCGTTGAGCTATATTTATCACCATAATAATTGAAGCCATTAATAATACGTGTAGCCATTATCAATGCCTTATCTTTATCTACACTTGTAGCAGCAGTCCAAGAGTCAATATGTAACCTTGTATCAAAATAAAGTTGTGCTTCTTCTATTGTTATATATTGCATGTTTGACTCCTTGTACAGAAATCATCAACAAAGGTTATAAAATCCTTATGTATTGCTGGCCACTTAGTCGTTGATAATATTTGATGAATTAATCTAATATCATTATCACCAATATTAATCTCTTCGATTCTTGTCTCTGTTTCAAGATTATCAAGTATCTTAAAGCAAACACGCATTCCATTTACATCTAAATTTTTTGCTTGTTTTAATGCATAGATTAATAAATCAGAATAGAAGACATTACCCTCAGGTTGTTTCATTGTGGTTTCTTTATTCTTTATTTTCATTTCATACCTATTTATTAAAACTTTATCAATAATTGCATTCAGGGCATTTCATTTTTGATTCCCACCCCTCCAGCGGACACGCTCAACGCGGAGTTGCTCGCTTTAACCACGTCAGATAATGTTTTTGCTGAATTAGGG